CTCATCTTCTTCCTCGATTTTACCATCTCTGGTCAGATCGGCGGAGGAGTTCGGAACAGCTTCCCGCTGGGCTACCCTGTCAGTTCTTCCATCTACGGAGGTAACGCGGTTGGTGCCCAGATCACTGGTGGTGTTAACCTGACAGGAGCGTTCTCTGAACAGGGCCCGTATGCCTTGAACAACGGCTATTCGTCTCCAACGGCGTCGCTACAGTGTGCCGGCATGACGATTGTGTGTTCTGGTACGGTGAATACATCCAGCATTCTGAACTTCCAGGGTGCAGTACCGGCCGGCCGCGAGGAGCAGAATATTCTTCAGTTTGATGCTGATCTTCCGAGTGGTACCACGTTCGCTGTTGCTACCCTGCCTTTGGCTCAGCTCACGAACGCACAGCTTAATCTGGACGATTTGATTACGCTGCAGCCGACAGGTGCTATTACTGGTGCCCCTTCTGCTACAATACGCCGCAGCCTTACCCGTCGCGACCCGAATGCGCCTAACACCACGTTGTTGGTCACTCTCGTGGATTACACTGGCGCCCGATCGGGAGCTCAGCTTTCGTCGTCGCTCGTCCCGACCGTCGCTGGTGCTGGTACAGGCCGTAACGGCTTTGAGTTCACTATCACCGACAACTTTGCTGGTGCTGGTCCTGTAGGAGCGGTCGTTCCCCAGATCGTCTGGGGACTGGAAGGTAGTGCTGACATTCCCGAGATCGACATCAAGGTCGATTCCGTGTCTGTCACAGCTGTCACCAAGAAGCTGAAGGCCAAGTGGACCCCGGAGTTAGGACAAGATCTTAACGCCTACCACAACCTTGACGCCGAAGTCGAGCTGACTCAGATTCTTTCTGAGCAGATCGCTCTGGAAATCGATCAGGAGATCCTTGAGGACCTCCGCGTCGGTGCCCGCGCTGGTGTGATGTACTGGAGCCGTAACCCCGGTCAGTTCGTGAACCGTGACACTGGTGTGCCTTTGGCCGCCGGCGTTGCTGACTTCACGGGTAACGTGAGTGAGTGGTATGAGACCCTCGTTGAGACAATCAACGAAGTTTCGGCTGCCATTCACCGCAAGACTCTCCGTGGTGCTGCCAACTTCGTCGTCTGCGGACCCGAAGTTGCCAACGTCCTTGAGTTCACTGCTGGCTTCCGTGCCAACGTGACTGCCGATAGTGACCGCGGTGACGCGGGTGCTGTCAAGGTTGGTTCCCTTTCGAAGAAGTTCGACATCTTTGTCGATCCATACTTCCCCCGTAACGTCCTCCTCGTAGGCCGTCGTGGAAGTAGCTTCCTTGAGAGTGGTTATGTGTATGCACCTTATGTGCCGCTGCAGACCACACCTACGATCTTCGGTGTCGAAGACTTCGTGCCTCGCAAGGGCGTGATGACTCGATACGCCAAGAAGATGGTGCGTCCTGATATGTACGGACTCGTTATTGTCCGCGGCCTTGTTGGCTAAGCATAACTGACGTAGGTCAAAATAGTGAAAGCCCCGTCTCTTTTGAGGCGGGGCTTTCTATTTAGTACTAGACTGTACGCGAGGTAAAAGCATGGCCATCCCTAAACTATATCCCAAATCAACGAGTAATGCTAATGTACTCCCTGTAACTGGGACGGCCGCCAGTGTAACTACCACTTTGCCATTTGGAATTTACGCAGCATCCCCCGCCTTCCTCTCCGGCGCCTCGGACCAGGTGGCCTTTACCTATAAGAAGCTAGGAGGGGACGTCCTCGATATTGAATTGGCCCCGGGGAATGTATATGCAGCGTACGAAGAGGCTGTCCTTGAATATTCATATATTCTAAACATCCACCAGAGCAAGAATGCGCTTTCGGATCTCCTCGGAGCCCCCACGGGTACCTTCGATCAGGACGGCGCCATCACCAACGAACTCTCCGGCGCTAGCGCATCACTCGCTTACCCCCGATTTGATTATGGCTTCCCTCGCCGAGTCTGGGATCGTACCGCAACCGAAACCGGTATTGGGGGCACGTTACCTATCTATTCCGGGTCCTTTAAGATGGTACCCCAAAAACAAGATTATGATCTGCAACTAATCCTCTCCGCTTCCTCTGCCCTTACTGGCACTCTACCCTATGCCGGCCAGGTCAGGGACAAACGAATTGTAATTAGAAAAGTATTCTATAAGACGCCCCGGGCAATGTGGCGTTTCTACGGATACTACGGAGGATTCTCAGTTGTGGGCAACCTTCGCACATACGGACAGTACGCTGACGACTCGACCTTCGAGATAGTTCCCACGTGGCAGAACAAACTCCAGGCCATGGCCTATGAAGATGCTCTCTACACTCGCGTCTCCCACTATTCGTATGAGATCAAGAATAATAATCTAAGACTATTCCCACAGCCCAACTCGACAAGTCCGGAGAAGTTTTGGGTACAATTCAGCATTGAAAACCAATATTCTCCATGGGAAGAGGGCTCCGGTGAGCCTAAGTCGGGTATCAAGGGAGTTAATAATATGAACACCCTCCCGTTTGCTAATATACCCTTTGAGAACATCAATGCCATTGGAAAACAATGGATTCGTCGCTTCGCACTCGCCCTTGCTAAAGAGATGTTGGGTCAAATACGGGGTAAGTTTGCCACCGTTCCCATTCCTGGTGAAAGCGTCACCCTCAATGCGGCGGAGTTGCTCGGCCAAGCTAAGGCCGAACAAGATGCGCTTAGAGAGGAGCTTAAGGTAACCCTCGATGAGTTGACGTACGTGGAGATGGCCACAAAGGACGCTACCCTCCAAGATTCAACCAGCAAAGTACTCCAGAACATACCTCAGGGTATATTTGTAGGGTAGTTGATTCATGTCCGATCCCAAAGATAAATGGTCCCAGCCGGCAGCACCCCCGCCTCCCATGTTCTTTGGGAAAAAGGAGCGAGACCTTGTTAAGCAGGTCAATGATGAGCTTGCCGAACGGGTATTGGGGCAAACGATTGCCTATTATCCCGTATCACTGGAGGATACCAACTTTCACAACGTATATGGGGAAGCTGTCAACAAGATAATGCTCCCGCCAGTGCGAGTTTACGCCTATGTCGTCGTAGAGAACGAACAAAGCAACGAAAAATATGGTTATGAGTATAAAACCAAATTAACTGTGAACTTTCACCGACGTCGCTTGGTGGAAGATCAAGATCTTTTCGTCCGTCCCGGGGATTTTGTGCAATATGGCGAGGAATTTTATGAAATCGCGCGTACCTATAACAATACTCGCTATTACTTTGGACAAGTCGAGCATATTTTCCAGGTGAGTGCAGAATGTATCAAGTCGAGAAGAGGTAATTTCCATGTCGCGAAGTAAAAAAACACAAGCAGAACTCCAGGATAAGATCCCAAGGCGGTTTTCCCACGTCGGAGACAAGAAAGTTGAGGACGGCTTGCAAGTAATTGAATTTATGTCTTCGACACTAGAAACAATCGACGGCGCAATGATGGACTTCTTGACTAATGATTTAGACTTATTTGTAAGCACAAACGAGGGTTTTAACCGTGTTCCGCCCCTGTGGGTGACAGCTGAACGTGCTTTTCAGATCAAGAATAACAAAGACTTACGTGATGACGAGGGAACTTTGATCCTTCCCTTGATGACTCTTACTCGAACTAACGTTACCAAGGACCCGACGTTCAAGGGTACCGTCTATGCAAACCTTTATCCGTACCCGGACTCCAAAGGTGGCACAATTACGGTGGCACGCCGTATTAATCAGAAAAAGACAGCAGAGTTTCAAAATGCGGCCGCCAATCGTCGGTATGGCCCCGACAACAATGTTCGCTCCAAGATGTACAACAGCAGCCACCGGGACATGACGACTCAGCGTGTGGTGTATGAAACTATGACAATTCCTCTTCCCACCTGGGTTAAAGTTCAATATGATGTATCCCTACGGACTGAGTATCAACAGCAGATGAACCAGATGATTCAACCTTTCGTTACGGTATCTGGTAATTCGCGTATGCCAAAGCGTATCCACAAAGAGGGTCACTACTATGAAGTATTTATTGACGGCGGCTTCCAGAATAATGCTAACCAAAGCAACCTTGGTATGGCTGAGCGAAACTACGAAACTAATATAAGTATCGAGGTTTTAGGATACCTAATTGGAGCTGGTGAGAACGAAAAACGACCCCAAATTGTAAAGCGGGAAAATGCTGTCGAATTCAAGTTTTCTAGAGAGCAAACAATGTTCGGGGACATCCCCACCACAGTGAAGGATGCCTTTTATAGAGAATAATAACAACGGGGTATTCTGTTGCGAGGGCCTCGTACTATTTATAATAAGAATATCTCAGGTTTAGGAGACCAAGTCTTATGTCAGTGAAGAATTACAGATTCGTATCCCCCGGAGTCTTTGTCAACGAAATTGACAACTCCCAAGTGCCTGCCTCTCCCGCAGGTGAAGGCCCGGTCATCATCGGCCGCGCCGAAAAGGGCCCTTCAATGCGCCCCATCACAGT